TTTTTTTTTTTGTGCTTACGCAATTCGGTGTTTAAAAAACCGTGTTGTATTCGGCAGGGGCGAACTGATTAGCAAGGTCACTGCGACTACGGAGGGTGACAAAAGACTCTTCCATGAAGCCCATCTTCTTCATTCTCTTAATATATTCGGGATCTTGCCAGACCTCCTCAATTTTAAGAAGTTCAGCAAATTCGGGGGTCGGGACCTCCTTAAGAGCGAAGAATCCATCAATAAGAGAATTAAGAAAATTCCAGACGGCCTCATTAGTACCAGCAGAGTCGACCAAAAGACCAATCCAACGCCCAACAAAGGTCATGTGACTATCGGGATTGTTGACAGAGGTGATACACTTGCTAAAGTAGTCAGTCGTCTCTCGGTACGGCATCGCAATATGCTTTCCATCATCCATGACGATATCTAGGAAATAGCGCTTGAGGTAATTGACCCCCTTCTTGCCGAGGATGACCGAGTCATAACAAACGTCACCAATAGTCCAATTGACCACTGTGGTAAAGAACTCACCCGACCCATGAACAAAAGTCTCCTCTTTCTTGATGAGCATCCCCCAGCGATCATGGTAATGCATCTCAATAAGGCCAAACTCAAAGATGGTTCCCTGCGCATTAGCACACGGCGCGGTGACCAGTTTAAGAACTGAAACGGGCATGCTAAGAACAATGTTATCCCCGTACACCTTACAGCGTTTAGGGTGCGCATGCCACTCGGCTAGAAGAGGGGTAGAGAGCTCCGGGGCGAGGCTAGTAATATAGTCTTCAATATGGTAGAAGAGACAACGATTGACAAGATCAACATACATCGTGTCTCCCCACGAAGTGCCATAGAGACCGGAGAACATAACTCCAATAACCCAGCGGTAATCCCGTCCTGTCCACTTGACGAGCGTGGTGGCGATGTCATCGGCAGAATTGGTCATGAAAGCTCTCATCACTTCATAGGTTTCATCATCCCCATTGGGGTTATAGAGAGACAGCGGAAGAGAGAACAGAAGTGTGAGTATTGGAGCCATTAACGACTGGTCAAGCTTAGAAATATCTGTAGAGAACCATCCTGTCTTCGGGTCCCATGCTCTAAGATCCTCAGCAACTCTCATCGCTCCACCATGTCGCCAGGAGTGACCTATTCCGCAATTCCCTTGCTTGTAGTACTGAGGGAAAACCTTGCCATAAACGAGCTTGTCAACAAACAGTCGGATCATCGAAAGTATAAAGAACACTCGCACCTTAGTCTCGGGCACCGTGTGATCTCGAACCTCCGGCTTGACAGCAATTTTGGCTGCAAGAGTTGGGAACCAGTCTCGATCATAGATTCTCTCCTTCAATCCGGCGGCAACTCGCTCGGCAATCTTCTCAACCTCAGTGGCTGCATAGAGATATGCATCACCTTGCTTGGCGGTGTTTATTAACTTTATTACATCGTCACCAAGGTCGTCAACGTATTTGTCAACATTGAAGTATCCAGCGGATTTAGTCTTGTCAAATTTCTGGGCCTGGCAATTATTCGATGTTATCGCGACAGGGTTGAGATCCATGCTGCGGGCTTTGGAAAACGACTCAATAAGACCAGTCAGAATGTACCTATAATTTTCCTTGGGTATCATCTTATTAAGAGCCATATTAGTGAGCGCTTTCCTAGCACCTCCGTAGCCTGAACCCGAAACGTACGCATTAACGGCGAAATGGTGAGGGCTTCTCATCTCCTCACGACGCTTGAGAAAGAGCCTGCATTCATCTGAGTGCTGACGAACAAGCTGATAAACTGGACAGTGGCAAAAGCCCAAATCAGGCGGATATGCCAGAGAGAACTTTCGCTCCCAACGTTCAACCAATGTTTCCATATAACGGGGACGATATTCACTAGTGGTAGAATTAATCCCAGAGACAAAGCTAGGCTCAACAGTGACCGGAATCACATTATGAGCTGTAAACCTACTTATCTCAGCATAATCTGCATCGCTGGGAGAATCACCCTCCTTGTCAAAAAGGCGAACATTTTGGATGTTGTAATGGTGGAACTTCATGGTAGTCGCCATCACAGTGCGCCATTGTGCCTCACTACCAGTTTCCCCGGCAAGCATCGGGACGTATTTCTCACCGTCCTCATTCTGCCCAGCCATAAGCTCCTGAAGAAATTCTGTCGGGTTAGCGCGATCGCGG